GTACCGGCTACGCCAGTGTCTACATAGACGACCAGGGCTTCAACAGAGTTACCAGTCACAGCCGTGAAGGTCACATCGCCACCGTCAAACACACCGTTGGTCACGCTCTTGGTGGCACCAATCGTCTGAGCCGTTCCAACCGTACCAGTCAGAGAGGTCACAAACTGATGTGCCGCAGAGTAGGTGTAAACGCCAGTGTCAACCAGAGCAACTTTGACGGTGCCCGTCAACAGGTTGGTGTTCGTCGCAGCACCAAGGATAGTTTCCTTGTACTTCGGGTAAATCGCATTTGCCATTTTTTACTCCTTAGGCGATACGAACAACTGCATCAGACGCCGTGTTAGCTGGGAACTGGACCGTGAACGTACCAGCAGTCGAAGTCTTGTCCGAACCGAAGTCCAGCACCGCAACGGCCTTGTTTGACTTGCTGCTGTTGTAGATCAGCGCACCACGGGCCGTGATGGTTGCCGTCGTCCACGAAGTATCAGCAAAGTCTACAAACGCCGTCGTGCCAGACAAAGACACCGTCGGGCTGGTCAGCGTGTTGCCGCCTGCCGTGTAGCCAGTACCTACAACTTCATCGGAAGTAGAGTAGACCGTCGTAGCCGCGCTCAGCGTAGCCAGTGACGTATACAACGCAATCTTGAGAACGTCGGTGTCCATGTCGTGTTCAGCAAGCAAAATCTGCTGCTTGAACGAAGAACACATCGCTTGTGTGATCATGTGTTTATCCTACGTAAGAAAATTTTAACCCTTTGACGGAAGGATATTCACCCCCGCAAACCCGCAGAATCGATCTTTCAGAAATGCCAGTGTGATTTGCAGCTTCAGTTCTACAAGCATACACGACTCCGGTTGTGTCGCATTGGACTTTCCGTTTTTTGGATGCGGCCATTCTTGAAATAACTTCCAAACCATAGCGCCGCCCCACGCATGCAGCACTCAGCTTTGCCCGTGACGCATCGGACCAGACCCTATTTTTTACAGCCGCAATGACCGCTGTTCGACGTTTTTCCTCATCTACCAACGACCTAGCTTCGGCTAAGTGTTTTGCCGCAAACGCTTTTTGCTCTGGGTTTTTTGAAAACCAATCCAGTTTTTGTTGCCTATTTCTTTCACGCTGCTCAACGGTACGTTTTTTACCCACGTTACTTAGGCGAATCTGTTCCTTAGTAGCGTCATCATATTTTCTGCCAAAAGTAACCTCGCCCCCATTGGTCTGGTTATATGCTGGCGCAAGCTGCAAAATAACGTCTTTTTCCAGTTGTGCCAAGAACGCTTTATTTACTGCACTAGCGTACTCTTCCACACAAAAAGCTGAAGGGCCGTACTTTGCAATAGCCTTATGAAAATACGTTTTTGGCGACCTAGAATGCGTCACGTGATTTGACCAACGTCGCATAACACCTACTGTAGTAAGCCCGACATACTGCTTACCCGTAACGGTGTTTGTTGCTACGTAGATAACGCCGTGACCCACAAAAGCTCCTTATTTAACCGGGTAGCGGACCTGCCCGCTGCGATACGCATCTTGACGGTTCTTGCCGTCGCCAAGGTTCTTCAACAAATCGAGGGACTGGCCCAACTCTTTATCCATCATCGCCACAATGTCCTGCTCTTGCTTCATAAACCGAGCAGCTTCTACCATCACAGCGTTAAACAGCGCGGAGTCAAAGTTATCTCCAAGCCATGACGTACCAGCAGTCACAATGCTGACCGGGTAGTAGAAGTAGTGCAATTCTGCAGTCAGCGCAGCACTGGGCGTTGGGCCAAGGATAAGAGTCAACTCATCAAGGTTCCCACTGTTCGGGCCAAAGATCGCGTAATACTTCGGCGTGCCCTGGGTAGACGGGTTCGGGAAAGACGAGCGGATGAAATTTACATCCTTGTTCAGCAGGTACTCGTAGTTCCCCGAGCCGTCAATGACCGCAAGGCTAAAGACAGACAAGAAGTCCGTTGGAGCCGATAGGTAGGCGTTGCCCTGCGTCAGCGTGCCCGTGACGTTCTTGCGCAAGGCAGGAAGCTGCACCGCGTTGTAGATGCGCTGCTCTGCCAACTGCGTGAGCGTGGCGAAGTCAGTAGACGAGAAAGTGTTCTCGGTACTGTCCTCTACAGCGGTCTTCAACTGGGTGTAGTTCACTTTTTGGGCTTCCCGCCAAAAATTTCCAAATTACGCCATCGGCCCACGGGCCATTCTTCCCTTGGTAGCGCAACCGTTGCCCCGCGTCTTGATACCGGAGGTCTTGGTGCCTGGAGCGTGCCCAACGGCGACTTGCCCCACCACCATGCAGATCTCGTCGTCCAGCGTCTCGATGGCCTGCGGCTGACCCGGCTTGGCCGGAGAGAGCTTCTTGGCTTTCATCATGGGTACACCTTCTGGTTTGCAACCTTGGCAAGGCCACGCCCGTACTTGAGCATGTCTGCGTCAGTCTTGCCGCCCTTCTTGAAGCCTGCAGCCTTCGGCCCATGCGCCTTGCTGGCGGGCATCTTGGCGTGTTCCTTGAGGGTCATTGCCTTTTTCATGTGTGCTCCTTAGGTCGTCACGACCGCAACTGTACCGACATATCCTCTTGCTGCCAAGGCATTGGGCGTCAGCCCGTCATCAAAAGCCCTGGAGCCGCCTACGGGGTTCCACCCCCACTCAATCACTCTGCTGCCCTCACCGGGGAAACCCTCTTGGTCAGGGCCGGTCCCGGAAGTTGGGTTGGTTTGCAGTCCGTTTGTACCTGACTGATACCACGTATTCGTATCTGGACGCGGATCTCGTATTGCTTGTGGATCACTTATTGGGTACATCCCAAGCTGCAACTGCGGCTGATCTGGTGTCCAGCATTGTGGACATGCCTTGGTCTGCGTCTGCTTGGTCTTGACTACAAGGTTCTTCAGGCGCTTCAAGTCAAAACGGAATCCGCACAAATCGCAGAAACCGAATGCCTTTGCGCCGTTTGCAAACCTATTGCTCATGTCAGCTTATGAACTGCTGTCTCGGCACAAAACGTACCGCTGCCTTTTCACGATCTTCAGTGCTTGCCAGATCCCAAGCCTCATCGTATTGCTGCTTCAATACCGGCATTCTTTCCATCGCACCAGGGATCTTCATTGACAGATAGTACGCCAACCCTGCCACCAAACAAGGGATGAAGCGGAACGGGACATCCTGCGTATACGTGCCACCAGCACCAGCGTCTTGAATGCGGCGCAGTCGCCAGTACACCAGCGTGTAATTGTTCGTCTGATCCGGCACAGGCCACACCGTGACTGTCGGCGTGGGGGTTTGGCGGTTGATCCAGACTTGGATCGGACGAGCCTGCTGCAGCTTGTTGGGGATACTGGAGTAGGTAGAAACACTGATGCGCGTGATGGTCAGATCGACCTGGGTGCTGACGTTGCCCGCCCCCGTGCGGATCACATGCTCAATGAGGTCTACCGTGTCGTTCGGCAGGTTGTACGTGGCCGTGCCTTGAACGAGAGGGATAGATCCCTGCTCGACCGTCCAGAGGTTGATGCCCCGGTTGGCCCAGTCTGCAAACAGCAGGTTCATTGACCGCCGTGCGGTCTTCAGGTCATAGCCCGTGCGCAACTCTGAACCACAGCGCTCAAAGGCTTCCTCAACATACTCGTTGAGGTCAAGATCAAACGTGGTGGTTCCAGAGGTTGCCATTTATATCCCCATAACAGCGCGCATTTGTGCAGCTTGTGCTGCCGCTAGCTGTGCAGACATTTGTGAATTTGGCCTGCTACTTTCAAGATAACGATCATATATGCTATCTACGTCCGCTTGACTAATGCTTTGTCTTGGACTTTCACCGGGCAACAACTGCCTGTTTCCTTCGGGTGTAATTTTCTTGTTTAACCATGAACGATACTTTTGTTCCTGTGACGGTTGTTGCGCCGTCATGTACTGAGTTATGTCATTTGGATCACGTTTTGGTTGTGACGCCTTAAAGGCCTCAAAACTTAAATCTTCTTTTGGTTGCATTTGCCGCGTGTCTTCTCCATAACCAAAGCGCCCTTGATCTTGCAGCATTTGATCTCGCTGTCCACCAAACATATCCTGCGCGTATGGGCTGTTTGGTTGCTGCATCGGCATACCAAACTGAGCCCCCATCATCCCTTCTCGCTGCCTTGCTAATCCCCTTTGCAACTCTGATAGACGCGACATTTCAGGACCGCCGCGATACATCATGTCGCCCATTACAGGCTGGTCGTACCTAGAGCTATCAGGTCCTGGATCAAATTTCCCCATCGGCATCCCAAACTGCGGCCCCATATTTGGGTTGAACCCAAGGCCACCGATGCCGCCGTACATGGGTTGGGGCAACTCACCTTGCATTCGCCGCACAATATCTTGGCGCTTCTGCTGATAGCCCTTGTACCCTTCGCTGCCTTCAAAAGCCTTTTGTGCGTTTTGCAAGGCTTGGTACTCAGGCAGGTTTTGCATCTGAGAAGTCAATTCTGTGTCTTGCGCTTGGAAAGGGTTTTGTTGCTGTGGCTGGAACTGCTGTTGCTGTGGCTGGAACTGTTGCTGCTGTGGCTGGAACTGTTGCTGCTGCTGATACGGATTGAACTGCTGCTGATACGGATTGAACTGCTGCTGATACGGATTGAAACCCTGCATCGGCATTCCAAACCCTTGGCCCATCATTGGGTTAAAGCCCAGTCCACCGACACCTCCAAACATGGGGTTGTACCCCTGCTGCATCCCGCCGCCAAAACCACCTTGGTAAGGGTTGAACTGTTGCTGAGGCTGAAAGCCACCATATCCGCCGCCAAAACCACCGAAGCCGCCAAAACTCTGCTGCTGAGGTTGGAACCCACCGAAGCCCTGTCCTCCCCCAAAGTTACCTTGGCTATT